CCGCCTGCCGGCGGCCGGCGGCCGCGGGCAGCCCGGCAGTGTCGAGCACGGCGGCGAGCGCGGCTTGCCCGGCGGTGATGCGCGGTGCCGGGCCGGCGCCCGGGCCGCGCGGGGCGCCCCGGTTACAGCTGGCGCACGCCGCGCGCAGGTTGCCGGGCGCGTCGGTGCCGCCGTGCTCGCGCCGCACGATGTGGTCGACGTCGGTCGCCCGGGCGTTGCAGCGGTGCCCGTCGCGCAGCATCTGGCAGCGGTGCCCGTCGCGGCGTAGCACCCATGCGACGATCTTGCGCCATGCCCGGGTTGAGCCCCGGGCCGTCAACGCCGACATTTCTTTCCTACCTTCGCGGTGATCATGAATGCGCTGGCAGCGGCCGCGGTGCCCCGCCGAGTAGGCGCCCCGGCGGTTACGGCTCATGCGTGCGGCACCAGCACCGTCACGGCGACCATGGCGCCGACGGCGACCATGGCGCACAGGCAGATCGTCACCGTGGCATGCCAGCACCAGGCGGCGACCCGGCGGCCGGTCACCGGTAGCCGCCCGACGGTGTCGTCAGCCGCATCGGCATGCCGGCCGCGTCGGGCGCCTCGCCGTCGATGCGGGCGAGCGCCGGCACGGCGGCCAGCTGCGCGATCGCGACGTTGATGTCGGTCGCGGTCGGCATCTGGTCGGGCTCGCACCATTCGACCGACACGGATTCCGGGCATGCCCATGGCACGGCGCCGTACGTCGCTTCGATGCGTAGGGATTTCATGTAGCGGACCTCTGCGGTGTCGCCGAGTACTGCGGTCATCGTGATGTCTCCAGTAGTTCGAGCTCCAGCGCGAGCTCAGCCATGGGCCGGCCGGCCCGTCGGTCGTATTCGCGGCGCAGCAGCATGCGCGCGACGGTCGCGTCGGCGTCGTCGGTCAGCCCGCCAGCGTGTGCCACGCGCAGCCGCGCGCAGCCGCACGGGTCGGTGTCGATGTCGATCGCCATGACGACGATGCGGCGCCGGCCGCCCTCGCCGTCGAGCAGCTCGCGCGCCAGCTGGCGCATGATCTCCGGATTCACAGCGACCACCAGCAGTAGACGAGCAGCGCGAGCAGCGCGAGCACGCACACGCCGACGGTCAGCGCCGCCCGCATGCGGTAGTAGTCGGCGCGTCGACTACTCGTCGTCGCCCTGGTCGCGGTCGCCGGCCGCCCGTTCGGCGTGGTCGGCGCCGCTAGGGCGGGGCGGATAGGGGTGTCGGGCGTTTCCTTCGACGACGCCGCACGCGCAGTACCGTCGGCCGCGCTGGTCGCGGCCGGCGGCCGGGTCCGCCCGGAAGTAATGCCAGCGTGTCGCGGCTGGTGCCGTCGCCATGATCTGAATTGTCGCATCATGTTGATCATGCCGCCACGCTGTTCTGCGCGGGGAATGTCGGCGCCGGCTGGTCGTCGCCGTCGGGCTCGTCGGTGTACGCGTAGTCGACCTTCGCGCCGCCGGACCGCATGAATTCGAGCAGACTCGACCCGACCATGCGGATATTGCTGCCGACCATGAAACCCGACAGCGACCCTTGCCGGAACAGTCGCCGGACCGTGCCGGCCGGCACACGGAAGATCTCGCCAGCCTCGTCGGGTGTGTAGATTCGCGCCGGGTCGATCTTCGGTTCTAACTGCTGCATGTTGCGCATCCCTTGCGTTATGTCGTGTGAAATCGGGCAAGGGGTGGCTGTTTGTCCGGTTTCTGCCTGTAGGTCCGTCCTACGCCGATGTCATTCCGGCCGGACCGGAATTGTCTGTTTTGAGTGCCGTCGGGCAAAGGTCCGACGCATGCGGGGTTGCGGGCGGCGCGACGTGGCACACGGACACGCCGCCCGCGGTCCGGCCGGACAAGGCAGTGAAACGGCCGGAATTCTCCATGTGGGCAAGGCTGGTGCGGATCTCATCCAGCACGCGCGCGAGCGCCGCGGCCTGCGCCGCTGTGAATGGCAGATCGATCGCATTGCGGCCGCGCGGGTCGGGCCGCAACGCCCGATGATGCCCCGCATTGCCCGTGTGCCTCGTCATGGGCGCGATCGTCATGCGCATGTCAAGCAAGCGCAACGCATGCGTGTTTGCGCATATCGATCATGGGCGGCGACGCGCCGGCCGGATCCGTCAATCCGCACGGCGTGGCGTTCGTAGCGCGAAATCTCGCCCATGATCGCGCTGATACGTGAAATTGCCCGGCGTGTCGCGGGCCGGCCGGCGGCCGGTAACGGGCGGGGCGGCGAGCGCCGGTTACCCGCGGCTGATCACGAACAGCCGGTCTGTCGGCTTGACGCCCGGGGCGGCAGGTTCGACGCCGATGCCGAACGGCATGGTGCCGAGCAGCATCCGGCGGCGCTGGTCGACCGTGGCGGCCGCCCAGTCGGCGGCGAGCGCGGTCGCGTCAGCTGGCACGTCGAGCGATGCGGCGCCGCTACTGAGTAGCACGTCGCGTTCGGCGGTCAGACGTGCCTGACGTGCCTTGAGCGCCGCCCGCGCGGCCTCCCATTCGTCAAGGTCGAGATCTTCGCCGCCCTCGCCCCATTTGGTTGCCAGCGCGATTGCGTCGCGCTTCGCCGCGGCGATACCGTCGTCGATCTTGGATAGTGCCGCAGCCCGCCGGGCGACCATCCGGGCGTTGCGCGGGTCGGTCGATACCGTGATCATCTGCGCTTTCGCCCATGCGACGATCGCGCGGCCGCTGATCGAGTTGGACGGGCGGCCATCGGCCGGGCAGCCATGGGCCGGACAGCGGTAGGTGACGTACGGGTCGCTGGCATCCTTCGTCCGGCCGGCACGGATCATGGCGCCCATCTGAGTCGAGCAGACCGCGCAGCGCAGGACACCGGAGAGCACGTAGCGCGCGCTCGGGCCGACCGGGCGGCCGCGCTTGCCCTTCGAGCGCGCCCGATACATCGCAGCTAGTGCGCGGTAATCGTCTTCGGTGATGATCGGATCGATGTCGGCCGCGCGGCCGCCGACCTTGTCGTCGTGCTCGATCAGACCGGCGTGACGTGCCTTGAGCACCATGTTGCGGATCGCGCCGTCATACCAGGTCCGGCCGGTAACAGTGAACACGCCGCGGCGGTTCAATTCTTCGGCTACCGCGAGTTGCGACGATCCGTCGAGCAGTGCGCCGACCGACCATGCGACGGCGTCACGTTCGGCGGCCAGCTGGTCGGCCGGAATCGGCTTACCGGGCGGAATGGTCTGGTGCCCGAATGCGCGCGGGCCGCCATTGATGCGGCCGGAGTCGCGCATAGCTTCGTGCTTTCGCTTCTGCCGGCGCGACGCGTCGTCGGATGCCTTGCACGCGGCCGCGACCAGAATGCGCAGAGTGAAACGATGGTCGCCGTCATCTAGCCGGTACTCGCCGAGACAGTTTCCGATCGTCGCGCCCTGATCGGCAAGGTCGATCAGCTTCTCTAGGTCGTACGGCTGGCGCATCATGCGGTCGACGTGCCACGCGACCGCACCGTCGATTTTCTTTTCTTCGAAACGTGCCATCAGCGCGCGCCAGCCGGGGCGCGTGCCCTTGCGTTTCCATGCCGACAGATTGTCGTCGCGGTGTACCTCGCCCAACCGTGCGCCGCGGGCCGCGATAGCGCGCAGTACGTCGAGCAGCTGCCGGTCGGTTTTCTCCAATTCGCCGTCAGCGCTTTTCGAGATCCGGGCGTATGCGTCGAGCACTGGCGCGGCGTCATACGCCGGGTCGGCATCGCGCTCGCGCAGCAACGCGATCAAGTCACGTACGGGTTTCGGCAGCCTAGGCAGCGGGGCGGGCAGCCGGCGTTTGCGGGTCGCAGTCATGCCGCCAGCGTACGTGGTCAACAAATGCACGTGACCATAGGGACATCTAATTTATGACACACGCCACGTGACAGGCCGGACCCGTTGGGGCGTAACGGGATCGGCGAACAAGCCGGCCCGCGGCACGCTCAAGCCGCGGGCCGGCCGTCCCGGTCGACCACTACCGGGCGACGGGTGAGCTTATGGCCGTAGCCACACCATGTTTACGGACGGGTTGAATCCGGCAAGTGAGAGATCCAGAGATACCCCTGCGGCGTGCTGCACATTGATGCTGATCACATTATTGAGCGAGATACGGAACGTCAGCGAGATATTTAGTGCGGTAGTCCATGGCGAGGTTGATATGGCCATGGTCGACGTCGAAGCGACGGTGTTCGCGCCATTCATGATGGTGAGGAATCGCGGTCCGGTCGCATTGAACACGAATCCGGCAGCGGCGCTGATCGTCCATATGCCCGCCTTTTTGATAGTAAACGCGGTGCCGCCCGCGTTCGCCATCGCCAGTGGATCTTCATAGATAGTGGTGAAACCGATCGGGTTGGGCGTGCTGCCGGTCGGGAAACTTTGGGTGGTAGTCCGGCCCGCGCGCAGGACTGGCGCTTCATTGATGCCCTTAATGGTTGCGTCGACCGCTTCGGCTAGGGCTTTCATCTGCCCGGCGCCGTCGGGCGGATCGGTTAACTCTGGATATGGAATTGCATAGGTCGGTGTGGTACCCATCTGTGTTCCCCCGTTATGCGACTAGGTCAGCCCACGTGTCGAATGTGCCCGGGTCGCCCTTCGGACCCTGCGCGCCAGTTGCGCCCGCCGGACCCTGCACGCCCGGGTCGCCCTTCGGACCCTGCGCGCCGGTCGTACCGGCCGGACCCTGCACGCCCGGGTCGCCCTTCGGACCCTGCGTACCGATCGGACCCTGCGGACCCGTCGCGCCCGGGTCACCCTTCGGACCCTGCGTACCGATCGGACCCTGCGGACCCGTCGCGCCCGGGTCGCCCTTCGGACCCTGCGCGCCGGCCGGACCCTGCGGACCGGTCGTACCGGCCGGACCCTGCACGCCCGGGTCGCCCTTCGGACCCTGCGTACCGATCGGACCCTGCGGACCCGTCGCGCCGGTCGCGCCCTGCGGGCCGGCCGGACCCTGCGCGCCGGTCGCGCCAGCTGGTCCCTGCGGACCGGGCGGACCCTGCTCGCCCGACCCGGCGGTGCTACCGCCGATCACGACGGCGGTCCGCCGGAACGTGACCAGCAGCGCCTGCGACCCGACCGTCACGGCCGGGCCGACATAGACGACGTCGGTCAGCGGGTCGCCGTCCCCGATGTCGATCGAGCATTCGCCCGCGACCGGGTCGACCGCAGTGACCGTGCCGAGATAGCAGCGCACCGGAAACGGCTCGCCGGCCGCCCGGGCAAGATCGGTCAATGGATTCATTGCAGCCGCCGATAAGCTTTTTCGACCGTCACGTTGTTGATGTTGAGTTTCGTGCCGGACGCGAGCGCGCCGCCGGTCGACTTGTCCATGTCGACGCCGATCGTGAATGTGCTGCCGGCGCCGAGCTGCAGCTCTGCCTTGACCGATTTCGTTTTGCCGGCAGGGATAGTGACGAATGCGCCGTAGACCGGGCCGGCCCCGTTCGGGTCGATGTAGGCGCGAGCCCGGGCGTTGCCGGATTTCGTCGCGAGCTTGACAGAAAACTTGACCCGCAGCCGGCGCGACGCCGGCACTGTGAATACCGACCCGGAATGTAGCCGGGCGTCCGCCGACCCGGACGCGGTGAACAGCAGCCGCGACCCGCCATCCTTGACCGTGCCGCCGTTGGCTGCCCAACCCTTCGGCGTCTGCCCGGTCAGGTCGACACTCTTCGACCCCATCGACGCCCAGTCGGCGTCGTCGCGTACCTCGTACGCGTCGGTGAGCACCGTTCGGCGCGGGCCGGACCATTTGCCTACCGGCACGAACGTGCGCACGGTCAGCGACCAACCGTCGGCCGCGGTCAGCCCGATTTCGCCGCCAGCCAAAATGCCGGTCGTCGCCACACCTTGCGAGTCTTCGACGCGGATGATGTCGCCGGATTCGAGCCCGTAGACGGGCGAGATCTCGACGCCGACGTCGCGTACCTGATTCAGAGATCCTTTGAGCACGTTGTCCGCGGCGGTCGCCGCGTCCGCGTCGTCGGCGATGTTGGTCGAGTCGACGTCAATGGTGACCGTGCCGAACGGACTATAGGCAGCGGTGTCGGCGTCCGGATTCGTGTACGCCTCGACTAGTCGGCGCTGGTCGATGCGGGTACGGGCGCCGGCTATCTTGACCTCTCGTGTGTAGAGCACCAGCGCCACATTCGCGATGCCGTCGCGGTTGATCTCTGCGCCGATCTCGACCAGGTTGCCGAGCTGCCCGGGCCGCACCGACACGTCGGAGTCATCGGATGCGTCGCGTTTGGTGACCAGCCGGAACACTGCCGACCCGTCGAGCGGGGTTGCGATCACACGGTTGAGCCGGGCGGCGAGGTTCGCCACGGCGACCGTGCGGTCGCCCGTGTACTGCAGACGCGCCCGCGGTTTGGCGGTGCTCGACGCGTCGCCCGGGTCGACGAGCAGGTCCCACCATGCCGGTATGCCGGTCAGTGTGTCGGTCAGCATCGTCGTCAGCCGTGACAGATGCGTCTGCGACGTGCTCACCGCCCCGGCGGCGAGCGTCGGCAGCGCATAGTCGATGACCAGCGCGCCGGCATCCGATGCGGTGATTTCGATCGTGCCGTCGAGCGGGTCATACGTCAGCTTGTCGACCCGGAAGTAGCCGAGCGGAATCATGATCACTGTGCCGCCGACCCGGATCACTTTGTGATAGAGCCGGATCCATGACCCGAACGGGGTTAGCCAATCGGTGACGTCATCGTTGTCGTCGGTCCAACTCATGACGGTGACGGTCGCGGTGCGGGCCGGCAGCTGCCCGATCGGCGCCAGCGCGACCGACCCGGATTTGACCAGCATCGGATGCCAGTCGCCGCCGTCCGGTTCGCGCACTTCGGCGACGCCGACCAGCCCGTGCGCGCGCTGTTCGACCGACCGGATATCCTCGCCGCCCGCAACAATGATCATGGTTTGCGGGTACCGCCGATCAGCGCCAGCCAATCGATGAATGACAGCTTGACCCATGACCACGTGACCGGCGACGGGTCGCCGGGCTGTTGCGGATATCCGTTGATGACGTCCTGCCACGTGACCGCGATAACGCGTTCGCCGGCCATGCGCAGCGGGTCATCGACCTCGACGTAGTCGAAGCGTAGGAACCATTCGGCGGCGTCGCCGCGGCGGGCGAACGTGGCGTCGCCGACCGCCATCATGCACGGCGCCCAACCGACCTGTACACACAGTGTGAGCAGCAGCGGGTTACCCGTGGCGAGCAGCGTTTCGACGGCATTGCGGTCGACGATGCCGACGACGTGCAGCACAACCGACCCATGCCGGCCCTGCCGGATGTCGTGTACGACCAGCGGTAGCCGGCGGCCGCTTATGTCGTACACGTGCTGATAGGCGGGCAGCCCTTCGTCGTCTGTGTTGACGCATGTCACCCGACGCGACGTCTGCGGCTGCGCCACGTCGCGCAACCATGATTCGGCCGGCGTCGCCGTCGACGAGCGGGTATATGCGGCATCGTCGGCGGTCGCGTCGACCGGGCACAGTACCCATGTCACGGTCGCGCCCAACGGCGGCCGGTAATCCTCGCCGTAGCCGGCGCCGTCGGCGGGCGCGATCCAGGTCGAATCTTCGAAGCCGGGGATCGGTATGAGGTTGGTGCCGCCGAGCGCGACCCGCTTGACCGTGTACCCGGGCGGCGCGTCGCGTACGTCGAAGCGCACGTATCCGTATTCCTCGACCCATGTCGTGTCCAGACTCATACCGTCACGACCGATCGGCGGGTTAGGTTACGGGCCGCGCTGGTCGCGCTCGCCCGGATCGACACGTCGACGAGCTGCGCCATCTTGCGATCGGATACCTGCACGATTACCTGCGACTCCGGCGTCAGCGCGGCGAGCGCGGTCTCGGCGGTGCTGCCGGTCGCCGCGGCCGGCGCCGTCCGGGGCGCGCCGAGCCGGCCGGCCCGCACAGTCGGTGCGGTCGGCGGCGTCGGCGGCGTCGGCCCGGTCGGCACGGACAGACCGACCGCGCCGAGCAGCTTGCCGACGCCCGGGACGTTTTTGATCTTGTCGATCAGCCCCTGAATCTTGTCGATCAGCCCCTGAATGATTCCCTTGATCGAGTCGACGACGCCGCTGATCGCGCCCTTGATCGCGCCGAACGCCGACACGACGGCGTCTTTCATCGCCCGTGCTTTCTCCATCAGCCGGCCCAACACGCCGATCGCGCCGTCGATCAGACCGCGGACGAATCCGATCGCGCCGCTGACGGCGTTACGGATCGCCGACCATGCCGCGTTGATGACGGCGCGGGCGGCGCTCATGGCGGTGCCGAGCATCCGGGCGTAGGTCTGCCACGCAATGAACACTGCCGTCTTGATCCAATTCCAGACGGCGGCGATGCCGGAACGGATCGACCGCCACGCGGCGACGATGCCGCGGCCGGCAGATGCGGCGACACTGGCGATCGTGCGCAGCGCCGCCATCAGCGCGGTGAACACGGTTTTGAGATATGCCCACACGACGGCGACGGCGGTCTGTATGCCCTTCCATGCGGCCTGCACGATCGCCCGGAAGGTAGCCGATTTCTTGTACGCGATCACGATGATCGCGACCAGCGCAATGATCGCGACGATGATCAGCACGATCGGGTTTGCCAGGAACGATGCGGCTAGCTTCAGGTTCTCTTTGGTCCACAGTTTCGTGATCGCCTTGACGACCGTGGCGGTGATCTCATAGACCTTGATCGCGGCGTTCGCGATCAGGATCGCCGCGGCGAGCGCGGCGAACACGATGACCAGTACCTGCATGGCGCCGGCATTGTCCTGCGCGAACTTCGCCACGCCGCCGAGCAGCTGCCCGAGCTTGTCGAGCACGGGCAGCAGCGCCGCCCCGGCCGACTCTTTGACCTCGTCCATAGCGACGGCGGCGCGTTGCATCTTGCCGGCCGCGGTGTCGGCAGCCTTAGCCGCGGTGCCGCCGGTCTTCTTCGCCAGATCGGCCATGACCCGCGACATGTCGCCCGACTTGAGCGCGGCCGCGTCGAGCCCGGGCACCAGCTTTTTGAGCGCGCCCGTGTTGCCGCCGTAACCCTTCGCCAGCGCGGCCGCAACCGTCGTGACGTCTTTGCCCGTGGCGGCCGCGACGTCGAGCGCGACGCCCATGGCTTTCTGCGACGTGCCGACGTCGCCGGTCGCGGTCGCCAGCGACGCCAGCGCCGGGCGCAGCTGGTCGTCGGCGACGCCCGTGGCAAGCGCCGTCTTCGCAATGAAATCCTCTGTAGCGGCGACTTGCTTCGACGTCGCCCCGGTCGTCTTCGTCAGCACGTTGGCGAGTACGGCTTGCCCTTGCGCGTCTTCGGCGGCCGCCTTGCCCATCATGCCCAGACCGGCGATCACGGCGGCCGCGGGCAGCGCCGCCTTGCGCAGCGCGCCGCCGAACTTGCCGGCCCGGGTCGCCGCCTTGTCCATCGTCGTCGCAGCCTGCGTCGCGTCGGCGAGGATCTTGATCGTCAGTGTGGTCGCTGCCATCAGCGGTCCGCAGCTTCGTCGAGTAGATCGAGCGCGGTCGCGATCGTCGCGTCATCTTCGCCCCACCATGCCGACGGCGGGGTTTGTGTGGCGAGCGCGAGCGCGACGATCATCCGGGCTCGGGACCCGTCCGGGTAGGGTCCACCGCATCGGCGTCTTCGTCGTCGTCGAGCATTTCGACTTGCTGCGCGTCGAGTTCGAATGCGGGTAGCGACCCGGTGAACTTGCCGGTGCGGGCGAGCACGTGCCACGCAAGGTAGGTCGACCAGAGGAACGGCGCATCCTGCGCGGCCGGCCAGTCGCGGTGCTTGCCACGTTCGCGATCCCATGCGACCAGGTCGACGTTTAGCGCTTGCATGTCGTGACGCGTGCCGTCGGTCATGATCACACGCATGCGCGGCGTAGTGAGTCGGTCGGCAGTCATGATGCTCCATGAATTGTGTTGAGGATCTTGTCTACTTCGGTGTCGTAATAGCCGGTCCATTCCGGCTGTGTCTCGACCGCGGCGTCGTAGAGCCATGGCTGCGCGGCGATGTTGTGACGCGGCCAGCCAAAGTGGATGACCGGCGCGTAGACCAGCGTCGAGCGGGCCGCGGCGACGCGCTGCGTACCCTGCGGCCGCACCGACGCGGCGAGCACGCCCGTGCGCCGCGGCGCCGCCGGGGCGGCCGCGGCGACAACCTTCGCGGCGGTGCGCCGGTTGACCGCAGACAGGTCGCGCAGTTTCAGCCCGGCCGCGCGCATCGTCGCCCGCAGCCGGTCGGCGCCCTCGACGCGTACGACCGGGTCGGGCATGGCGTCACACCAGCGCGGGTGTCTCGCCCGCGGCGACCGTCGCGGGCGGGCTCGACCGGTCCGGCGCCCGGGCCGCGAGCGGCGTGACCGGCGTCGTGTCCCAATCGGGCTCGCCGACGATGTCCCATTCGATATCGACGGACATGTTTTTCTTGACCTCGTCGCCGCCGACGTCGAGCGGGTCGACGGTCAGCGTGCCCGTGACCGCTTTGCCTGCCGTCGTGTTCGGTTCGAAGACGAACGGAAACTGTTCGCCCTTGTGTGACCAGGTGAAATCAACCATGCCCTCGTCGGACAGATCGAGCAGCACCGACCCGGTCAGCTTCGCGGAGTACGTGACGCCACCAGGGATGTCGTCGCCGCACAACGTAGGCGTGTCGTCTTCTTTGTCCTTGTCCCATTCGACCTTCGCCGCCGACATCTGGCACGACAGATCGAGCAGATCCGGCGCCGCGGTACCGATCGTCAGTTTGCCCGGGCCGAGCTTCGTGGCAGTACCTGGCATGATCCTTTTCCCTTACACTCCGGTGATCGTGAATCGCAGACACGGCACGGCGCCGCTGTCGGCGACGAGCAGCTGCCCGGGCTCGACCCGGTCGACGCGATAGCGGTCGAGTGCGTCGAGTACGGCATCGGTGAGCGGGTCGCCATTCGCCGACCAGGTCTGCGCGTCGGCGCCGGGCAACGCGACCGCGATAATCCAGTCGGTCTCGACCGCGACGCATCCGCCCAGCGACCCGATCGGGCGGGTCGCCGTCCAGATCGGCCATGCCGCATACGGTGCGACGGTGACCGGCTGTACGGGCGAGCCGGTCAGCGTGACCGTCGTGCCGTCGACGTCGGCGGTAATGCCGGTCAGCGCGTCGGCGAATGCTTGCCGCTGTTCGGCCTGCGAGTACGACACGGCTAGCCGACGTTGAATGTGCGGTGCGGACCTTCGAGGCGTTCGATCTCGCCGTCAAACTGCGACAGCCGGGTCGGGCCGAACTCTTCGTTGCCCGGCGTCGACCCGAGCGGAATGCCGCGCGCGGCGACCGCGCGGGCGACCCGCCGGTAGAACGCTTCGATCAGATCCGGGTCGCGGTCGGCCGGATCGTCGACCCGGCACACGGACCGCTGCGCCGAGTCTTCGCCGTCCATGACCGTCTGCAGCTGCACGTCGGACAGCGATTGCTTCGAGACTCCGATCCATTCGCGGACCTCGTCTGGCGTCGGCAGTGTCGACATGATCTACCCCCATGTGAATCGCGAATCGCGAATCGCGAATTGACCGGCCGGCCGCCGTCGACTGCGACCCCTCACAACCGCGCGGCGACCGGCCGGCGCCTGCCCTTACTTCGACGGCGTGGCTGGTGCGGTCCGTGCCAGCGGCGCGGGCGCGGTCACCTTGCAGTACGCCTTTGACTCCAACATGCCGTAGGCGGCATACCCGCCATACGCGACCTCGACCCCGAGGATCGACGGCTCGACGGCAGTAAGCAGACCAATCGTGTTTTCCCTGAATTCGTACATATTGGACGGTCCGAGAATGACCGTCCCATCAGGGAATGACGGCACGACGATGCGCGGCACGTTGAGCATGTCGCCGGCAAACGAGGCGATATCGGAGTTGCCGAGCGCGCCGCCCACGGATGCGGGCATCGCCATGCGGGCGACGTCGACGATCGCGCCGATGATGCCCCACATGTCGAGACTGACCCACATGCGGTTTGGCAGCCGGCCCATCGGAATCGACCCGGGCGCAGCGCCGCCCAGGTAGCACAGCCCGGCAGCCTCGTACAGTGCGGCCGCCCAACCCGCGATGTCCGGCGTAGCCGGGGCGGGCACGGTCTGTGTGACCAGCGCGGCGAAGTCGACCGCGACGGTCTGTTCGGTCTCGGCGCCGTACACGTCGGCGAGATCCTGCACCAGCGCGTCCCATGCTGCCGGTGATGTCCAGTCGATGTCTTGCCGGCTGATATCGACCACGCCGCCGAAGGTCTTCTTTGAGAATGGGACCTGCGAAATGATCATCTTGCGCGACGGCAGCTGCGTCTTCTCGCCGAGCTGCTGCCCGACGTCGACGTGCTGCGTGATCTTCGGCCGGATGAATCCGCCACCAGCGTCGGGCAGCGGCAGCGACCCGATTGACGTGATGAAGGGACGTGACGCGTCGATCGTGTTGACGACCGGCCCGACGATCGGCGTCGGCAGCAGACCGGGCGTATCCGCCGTCGTCTGATTCTCGACCGCGGCCGCGAGCCGGGCGGCCGCAGCCGGATCCGGCGGCACGTTGTGCCGGCGGTCGCCGCGCGCCCGCAGATGGTCGACGAGGTACGCGCCGGGCGACGCATAGCGGTGCCCGCCCGCGCTGAGCCCGCGCGACTCCGGGTCGGCGCCGGCCGGGCCGAGCGCCCGCCCCGTGCCCGACGCGGCGTCGCCGCGCAGCGTTTCGAACTCGCGCAGCGGCAGAATCTGCCCGTCCAGCTCGGCGATCCGCTCGCGCGCCGACGTCAGATTCGCGGTCTCCGCGTCGACCAGGTCGCGACCGTCGGTCTCGACCCGGGCGAGCAGGTTGTCAATGAAAGTGATCTGCTCGGCGCGCTGCGCTTCGAGCCGATCGAGCACGGCATTAGGCATGGCGTTAGTCCCATAGTGAGATCCGATCAAGATCGGCTATGGCACTGCCAGCGCGACGTCACCCGATGGTCCTTAGTCCCTGGCGTAGGACAGCCGTACGGGTCAGATGCTAGACCGCCACGTGCGCCAGCGGTCCAACTCCGGCCGGGCATCGGCGTGTCGGGCCGGCCCTGGTCGGTGCCGGCGCGGCACGCCGCCCGCCGATGCGACCAGCATGACCTGCGCCGAATGGTGCAGCGGCACGGGCACCATTGACGTTTCCATCAGCCGTGCCTTGATCCGGGTCACCGTATCGAGAGTGTCGGCGTTCGCCGGGTCCCAATCATCGCCGTCGGTGATGTCCCATTCCGACAGCAGCGGCCAGTACCCGACCGACAGATACGGCAGATGCCCGTCGGCGGCGAGCTTCGCGGCGCGCTGCGCTTCGGCCGAATCGTCCAGCGACCAGGTTCCGTACAACCCGTCGCCGGGTTTGGAATCCCAATCGGTCGCCGACCCGATCGGCCATGTCATGTCGTCATGGAAGATCATCAGCGGTAGCTTCGCCGACGCGGTCGCGATCGACTCGTCGAAGAGACCATCGGCCCATACCTCGTTGAAGAATGAGCGCCGGCCGACTTCGCCGTATGGTGCCGCCTTGCCGTGCAGCATCGTGAAACCGGTATTGGTCTCGACCTCCGACAGCGCGAGCCCGGCCGCGATGATGCGTACCTCTCGGTTGCCGCCATCGACCTGCCGGCGGTATCGGGTCGGTGTACTCATGGCGTTACCTCCGTGTCGACCGGCGACGTCACGGTCGCGCCGGCCGGTGATGCGGGCAGTTTCAGATAGGCGCGCGCTTCTTCGATACTGATCAGTCCGGCCGCGACAGCTTCGGCGAGCATGTGCACTGTCGACGCCATGTCGTCGCGTTGCAGCACTTCGCGGTCGAACACGACGCGCCGGCCGCGCGGCAGCCACGCCGCCGACCAGGTCTGTTCGATGTCGGTCAGCACGGGTCCGAGCGAGATCCGCAGCAGGTGTGTATACATCGGCCCGGGTGAGCGGTACGTCAGCGACGACGTCGGGCCGCCCAGCCAATACGGGTCGAGATTGAACAGGTTCGCCACGTCGACGAGCGCGAGCTTTCGCGCTTCGTCCAATTGGGAATCCGCCGGTGACCAGCCCAACGGAATGACCTGCGTGCCGGCCGGCAGGATCGCCGGCTTACGGCCGGGTCCGACGAACTTCTCTAGCCATTCGACCTTGGCTGTGTTCGCTTCATTCTTGCCGAGCCGGGCGTTAGGTGTGATCACGGCAGCCGATGGGACGGCGCCCTCTGAAAGGTTGTTGCGTTCGTACTGCTCCTGCATGGCGACCCGGTCGAGCGTGGCAATGTGCTGCTCGACCACGCCGACGCCGCGGGCCGGGCACCAGCGGTCAGCGGAACGCTTGACGTGTACGACATTCTCGCGCGGCAGCTCGACGCCGTTGACCATGTATGTCGGCTGGTCGTACCGGCGGGGCGGGCACGCGATCGTCAGCCATGCGGCCGGTATCCAGGTACATGCGGCCGGCCAGCCGGTCACGTCGCGGGCGGTGACGTAATGCACCGCATTGCCGTTGTATAGATAATCTTCAACCTGGCAGCCGACGAACCATGCGGATCCGGGCTGCGCCGGGTCGGGCTGGTCGAGCAGCGCCGGGCGCGTCTGCGGCGTGATGCCGCGGTAGTCGTCCATCGGCGCCTGCCGGATCTGCCCCGAGTAGATCGACACGGCGCGGGCGACCGACGGCAGCCGGGCCGCGCTGATCGCATCCCACACCAGCGGCATACCGGCGACCGGTTCCCACGGCCACACGACACGGTTAAACGGCTGCGTCGCCCCGGGTCCGTCGAGCCCGGCCGGCATCAGCCCGCCTTGCCGGGCAGCGTGGCGGGTCGGCGGCGCGCGCGCCCGGCGACGGCTCATACGCTCACCGCACGTGGAATGGTTCCGGCGGCGGCGGGGCGTGATCGAATGCCCACACGGCGAGCGTAGCGGCAATCAGCGCCGCGACACTGTACGCCGGACCCTTGCGACCCCATACCCATCGGTCGCCGACGTGGCGGCGCACCGCGGCCGCGACGGCGGCGTCGAGCGCCGGATGCGGCCGGTACCACAATCGGCGCTCGGCGAGCCCGGCCAGGAACGCCGACGCCGCCCCGGCAAGATCATCGAAGGTTGCGGGTACGGCGTCGACGCCGGCCCGGGTTACCTCGTCGCCGACCGCGACCGCCGGGCCGAGCCGGTCGTACACGATCGCGCGCGGGTCGAGCGCGGCCGCCAGATCGGCCAGCCGGCCGGGTAGCCAGCTGGTGCCGTCGCGCACGTCGAGCAGCTCGGCGTGCGCGACGCCGTCCGGGTCGCGCCAGCCGGCCAGGATCGCCGCGTCAGCGCCGCCCAACCCGACCTCGAACGCCAGCGCCAGCCCGCCCGGGCCGGGCAGCGCCGTGGCGGTGTCCGACTGCAGCGACCAGACCAGCGCCGGAATCGCCGACTCGGCGGCGCCGGCCGGCCAGCGGTTGCCGTACGCCCGGGCGAACTCGCCCGGTTTCATGATCCGGGCGGCGTCGGCGAGCGCCCGCGGCCGCAGCGTGTAGCCGGTCGCCGGATGGTGCGCGGCGACCGCGGCAATGTCGGCCGGGTCGACGTCGTCGGGTATGGACCATTCGAAGTAGGCCATGCCGGTCGTCGCGCCCGACTCGGCGGCCAGCCGGCCGGCGTCGACCAGCGAGCGCAACCAGGTCGACTCGGCGGTGCCGGCCGCCGAGTAGATCCACAGCTGCCCGTCGACCGTGGCGAACGTCGGCATCACCGCTTGCAGCAGCGCGTCGCCCTCAGGTTCGGTGAATGTCCACGCCTCGTCGATGTCGACCTTCGCGGTCGCCTTGCCGTGTAGCGCTTCTTCCGACGGGGCGAACAGCCCGTACGCCGACCCGGTCGGAAACGTGATCGACTCCGAGCCGTTGCTCTCGCGGATCTTCGCGAACGGTGGCGCGAACGGTGACCGCTTGATCTTCTTCGCGAGTTTCATGAAATTGTCTCGCGCGTCGGCGCGGTGCTGCGCGGTGTACCAGCATTCGCGGTCCGGTCCGGACAGACACCGATGCGTGCTCGACCCGGCGACGAGCGCCGTCTTACCGGCCTGCCGCTGCACTGTGATCACGACGATCGGGTACGCCCAATCGCCGCCCGGCAGCAGCTCGTGCGCGGTGTCGTTGACCTGCGTTTGCCACGGCAGCGGCGACCAGCCCAGCGCGGTCTGCACCTTGCCGACGGCCGGGCCGAACGTCGGCCGGCTAGGCGTTCGCGGTGTCGCCCACCTCGCCGGTACCGGCGGCGCCCGGGGTTGGTTCGGTGAGTGATGCAAGGAAATCCGCCAGCTGGTCACGTGACGCGCCGCGCGACACCGGATCCAGCCGCAGCCGGATCAACGTCTCGCGCAGCTCGCCGCCGATGCGGGCGAGCGCCCACACGTCGCGGGCACTCTCGGCCAGGTCGACGCCGCGAGCCTGCGACCGGGCGAGTGTGAGCGCCGCCGTGTCGACGTCGAGCAGCGCACCGTCGCGACGGGCCGCGCCGATCGCCGTATTGACGGCACGTTCGACCCGGCCCATTCGCCCGGCCGGCAGGTCGAACAGCGCGCCCTTGTCGCGGCGTGGCATGTCACTGCAGGTAGAACGCGATCGCCGTGCCGGCGCCGACGGCGATCACCAGTATTCCGATCACGACCAGCGCCGTGATCAGCTGGTGCAGCTGGTCGCCGACAGTCTCGACCTCTGTCTGCAGGTGCGTTAGCCATTCGTCGATCTCGGCGGTGTCCATCATGGGCGCGATCCGTAGACGTTGGTCAGCGAGCCCCATCCTGATTTGGCGCCGCTTCGACCTAGCTCGTAACCCCAATACTGGCCGCAGCCGGCCGGGGCGGGCGCGTCGTCGACGTCGCCCAGTCCGACGATGTTGATCGCGGACCCGTCCTGTTTCCAGGTTGCCGACAACGTACCGACGACGATGCGGCCGCGCAGATTCTCCGCGGATCCCTTGCCGGCCCATAGCGACGACATGCCGCCCGATGGATACCAGCGGTGCCACACTTCGCCGGACGGACCGACGTAGAACAGATCGAGCCGGGCCGGGTCGGTCGGGCAGGTGAGTATCACGGCGCCGTTCCCTTCCGCAGTCGCCAGCCATGCGGCGACAGACTCGCCGCGCAGCACGGACAGCAGCGCTTTCTTGTTCGCCAGACTCGTCGTCTGGTCGCGGTTTTCGCTGACATGGATATGCCATAGGTGCGATGAATCCGACGTCGCCGCGCAGCCGTACCGGATGTCCCAACCTTCGACGTACGTATCGTCGTCGGCGTTGCCGTAGAACTCGCGCCAGCCCGCCAATCTCGGGTCGGCCGGATCCTGCGCTGACGCGAGCAGCCGCGACGTGTAACTCGCGATCGTCGAGTAGTTGCCCGACTGCGCGTTCGGGAATGTCCAATCCAGCGCGGCCGCCTTGTCGGGCGGGCCGCCCCAATCGGGCGGGTTGTCGGTCACGGAGTAGTCCCATGCCGGCAGGTTCTCGCGTGCGTTGTGATAGCCGGGCTTGTTGGCGAAGATGCCGCCGAGCTGCGACGACGGTTCCAGCGCTTGCAGCTGCTGCCACAGCCACCACATTTCATCGGTGATGTACGCCGGATTCGGATTGGCGCCATACGGTGTAGCGCGCGGGCGGCGCAGCCGCTGCACGATCACGACCAGGATCGCGATCAGCAGCAGCAGCGCCGCCCCGATGACAACGTACTGCGGATCCATCGGCTAGCTGCCCCGTCGGGTCCGCGAGCGCCGGGTAAGCCATGCCCCGGCGAGCACGGTCGCCACGCCAGCGAACAGCAGCACGCCGACGTCAGCGCCGGTCGTCGGCAGCGCGCCCGGATTGTCGCCAGTGTTCGGAACGCCAGCGGTCGACGATCCGGCCGGCTGTGACGGTTGCGTCGGCGGTGCCGACGGCGCACCATGCGGCGCGACGCCGACCGACGGCGACGGTGTTGGATCGGTCATGATTGTTTCCCTTCCTCGAATGTTGCGGATTCAACGGACGCGCGCACTAGCACGCGCCGTGTGGTTCCAAGCCTCTGCGGTCGAGGATCGGCACGCTGAGTTCGTGGGCGACCCGCACTACTTCGTCGGCGCACCGTTCGCAGATGGCCGTCTCGTCGCACGGTCGGCCCGGGTCGCATTCTTCCCATGGTTCGTGCACATGCCCGGTCAGAGGCAGCACCGCCGGACCGCAGTCGTCAAATGCATACGCGCATTGCCCCGAATAGACTTGCCGCCCCGAATCAGTCTGTCCATCGTGGACGGTTTCTGCCTTGTCATTCATCGATCTTCCTCATTTCTCGATCGTTTTCGATGCTTGGGGTGGAGTCTGGTCGGGAGAGGGA